GACAGCGAATCGTAGAGGTTATCTTCGATTGCCTCTTCGGTCAGGCTAAAGCCAAGAGCGATGGTTTCGTGGTTGTACCGTGCGGTCCATGCTTCCTGTGCGTTGTCATAAGCGATGGCAGAACCCTCGTTTTTGACAGGTGCAGCGGAGAAACCAGACAGTTTTGTCTCTTCTTCAAAGCTACGCTCTGAGGTTTCGACTTCGTAGATCTCTTTATGCTCTTCGCCGTATTTGGCATACTCCAGACCGAACAATGCATTCAGACCGGGGAGCAACTCTTTAAGTAGCTGTGCGCGTGAAATAGCCATTTTAAGTTACTCCTTATGCTACGTAGTAGCGATGAGCGCCGAAATTCAGTTTTACCAGAACTTCAGGGCTTTGAACCAATGCAACAGTACCGGCAACAGTAGCGGTCGAAGCCACCACGGTCAGGGTCGTGCTACCAGTCGTCGTTACAGTCGTTGCCGCTGTGAGCGAGGAACCAGTAAATTGCAATTGTCCATTCACCAAGTTGAAAACGTCAGTACCGATTGGGATAATTTGCCCAACAGTCAGACCCGAGACCACCAGCGAAGTAGTGCCAGTGCCAGATACATAAGTAGCAGAAGAGCTAACTTGGGTATCGGGAACCAGACCCAGAACGCGGAAGCCACCACCAGAAGTATTGGTAGTGAGCGCAACGACTGCACCTGCACCGTTACCAGTGGAGGCAGAGCCAGTCAGTGTATTGCCAGCCATATTCTGACCAACGAGGATCGAGGAACCCGATGCAATCGTTGTAGAACCAGCAGCAGCCGTGACAGCGCAACGGAACACTTGGTCAGGATCGTCGCCAACAATCGCCGTGATATCACCAGCGGTGACACTTCCGGGATAGTACTGCGAGTACTGACGTTGTTTCGTAGTGGGGTTAGTGTAATAGCAGCCCAAGAACACGCCAACAGTGGTGTTGGTAGTGCTAACGGGATAAGTTGCAATTACTGTATAACCGGAGGACAGGGTGACCAAATCACCATAGTACATAGCGGTGCCGTAGTTGTACTGGACGGGGTAATTCCGTGTGGATCCAGCAAAAACCTGCCCGCCAATCAGGCTTACGGGTTTGTAACCGTATGCCGCATCGACAGTTGGATAAGCCATTTAAGGACTCCTAAAAATTAAATACCTTTACCAAAAGTAACTTTGGAAGAACGCTCTTTGAAAAGCGGCATCCGTGGGTCACTTTCGCGCATATAAGTGTTATCCACCGAGTTCATTTGATTTTCTGCCTGTTGGGCAAAATATGCATCACGTTGCTCAGTAAATTCCACTGGGGTTTTGCATAACATCAAACCACCTACAACAATACTATCTGGGAAGTCATTTTTAGTTTGACCAAACAAACGTACTTCGGGGTGATCGGAAGCTTTTACAGGTTCCCAGCCTTCGCGTAACTTGGAAGAAACATTAGTGGCATCTTCTTTTCCTAAAGTGGAAACACGAATCCAACGAAATGCATACCCGGGTTCCGGATTGGGATCGGGCAGAAGTTGGGGCGGCATCCAACGCGCAGGGCGGGTTGAAGCAGCACGGGTTTCAGTTTCACGTTTATCACGAATAATTTCAGCCATTTTTATTTCCTCATTTCTTCAGCAACCTTACGGGCGTACAGTTCCAAAGGAACCCCCAACCGCTTGGCGATATTTACCTGTGATTGTGTAAGCACGACTTTTCGGGGCGCAGTGCTACGGGTCGCAGGTGACACATTTGATTTACGTTGAGATGTATTAGCTTCATCGCTATCAAATGCTTCAGGAAACCGTTTACGAATATCTGCATCAATAGTTTGAAAGTATTTCTCACTAGATGGAGTTACTCCAGATTCCACTAGATCTTCATGGACGCTCAGAGCATAAGCGGTCATCTTTCGATCAGTTCCAAACCACGAATTTTGCTCATGCCAGTCGCGTGTTTTGGAATCCACAGGAGGTACTTGCGGAACCTGTTGTGGCGTTTGTACTACATTTTGTCGCTCCTGTAAAGGGGGCGGTTTAAAGTTTCGTACCTTATCTGCTCGAATAGTAGCTTCGGTTAGTTTTTCCTGAGCAGCTAATACTGCATCAGAATCCCCGGATTCATAAGCTTGCTTATATTCCCGCTTGGCATCGTCAATCTCTTTGCCAATAACCATTTTGGCCTGATCCAACATAACCGATTGGTTACTGGCAAGGGATCCTTGTAACTGCCGGTTTTCCTCAATAATAGCTTGGGCTAATCGGACAGCTTCTTCCCGTTCACGCTGGGCCAATTCCTTGGCGCGGCGCTCTTCGTGGTATCCCTTATTAATATGGGCCAGTCGGGTTTTCAGCTTTTGGTCGGTATATTTAGCCAGCTCATCGTCTGTTACCGGCTCAGGCGGCTCAGTTAATGGGGTGCGGTTACGATCCTTTTCAGGGGTATCGTCCACAATTTCCAGTTCTGGTTCCGGCTCAACAACCCGTCCGCCTGCGCGAGGGTTTTTTTCCACCTCATCCGGAAATTCAAATTCGGTCTTTTCAATTTCAGCCATATATCCTCCTTATGGACGCTGGATTCCACGGGGGTCTTGTACCACCGCTTCCACCGAGTCATCGTTAATAAGCCGCCATTCGGTTCCGTGGATTTTCATCCGGGTTCCAGTATTAGGACGGGTGAGGATGAAGTCGCCAACTTTGCAACTTGGGCCGCTGGGGAAACGTTTTTCGTCTTTAAACGCATCCGGGCCAAGCTTTGCGACAAACAACACAGGGGATAAAAGCTCCTCGTGGTGCATCATTGTGGCTGTCTTGATTAAGGAGCTGCCCTCAATAGTCTCTTCTGCTTTGGGGAGCATACAAAGAATATGATAAGTGGACGGATCCGGCACTTGTCGGGCCTTTTCTTCAGCAGTTTCAGGGAGAACAGAAACGTCCCCAAGTTGCTCAAGTGAATGCCCTATCAGTAGTTCTGACATAATTTTCCTTTTTAAAGCATGGGGTTTTGCTTGTTGGCGGGCAACCCCAGAAAAAGCCCATCCAATTTAATCGTCTTCGTCGTTTTGGAGGCGAGCATTCATCTCGCTAACACGAAGCTGGGCCTTGGATAAGCCCATAATTTGCCCGCAAAGGTGCTTATATTCAGCATAATCTTTAGCAACACCGTCAGACAAAGCGGAAATCAAGCTCTTTTTGTCATCTTCCATGTGCTTTAGCAGCAAACTCATTGCATCATTTTCCATTTATTAGTCCTTTTTCTTGTTTAAGGCGGCTTTTTGGGCATCCAAAATTAATTTTTGCTGATGGGCCTGCTGCCGGTGCAGCAATTCTTGCCTGTGAACTTCAGCTTTTTGTGCAATATCTTGTTCAATTGCTTGTTTTTTAGCCAAAGCTTGGTGCGCTTGCACTTCCAACTGCTGTTGGTGGGCCTGTTGGGCTAACTGAGCTTGCTGTTGTGCTTGAGCAGCAGCTTGTTGCTGAGCCATTACCTGTGGATTAGGTTGTGGCTGTTGCATTGGTTGCTGAGGCGCAGTTTTTTGCGCTTCCATTTGCAGTTTTTGTTGCTGCAACGCAATATCTGCGTCCACTTTCTTGCCTTTGATCTGTACTTCTTGTCCTTTGAGCTGCAATTCCTGCATCTGCATTTGGATGATTGGATCTTGGGCTTGTTGTGCCGCTTGTTGCTGCGCTTGTTGTGCAGTATTCATAGCTTTAAGCTGTTGTGCAGCTTGTGCCACGACTTGCGACAACTGGACTTCGATCTCTGGAGGAATATCTGCATCCGGCAACGGCAATGTAACACCCAAACGATCTTGGATTTTCTGCCGGTACAAATAACCCAGATGTTCTGCAATATGTGACTGTATTGCAGCGCCAATTTGGGAGGCTTGTGGGTTTTGTCCAATAGTTTGTGCAACCAGCGGGTCAGTCATGAATGACGTATGCGCTTGGATATGCGCTTCATGGTCTTGGTACATGAATGCTTTGGTAGGCTTGCCATTAAGGAATGCCATGTTCTCCGAAATTGGATCGCGGGGCTTCATGTCATCGTCAATTGGGACAAGCTTATCTGCATTTTTAATACCAAGCACTTCAATCATTTGGCGATGAAGTTGTGGCAGGTTATAAATCTGCGGTGCGCCTTGGGATAACTGAATCACTGCCTGATATTGCATAATCCGTTGCGCCATTGTGGTGCTGTTGGGATCAGATACAGGAATGATTTCTACCAAATCATAGTCAGCTTGTTTTGCTTTTTTATTTCCGCCTTCGGGGGTATACGGATAACTCTTTGGCGTGTATTCCCGAATAATTTCTTTGAGCAGTTTAAATTCCTGCTTCATCGAATAATGAACACGGGCTTGCACCGCACTCATTGTTTTAAGTTGGCGTTCCAACAAAGCCAGTGTTGTACCTACTGGAGCATTTGCTCCCATGTCGCTGGTATTAATATCTGCAATAGATCCAAGGCGACGGCCTTCTTCTGTTAGTTGGTTTAAAAGAGCCAGCAAAACTTGGCTTGGTTCTTTGTACGGCAACGGCATGATGTTGTCACGCAAAGTGCCAGAAGGAATATCTACATCCCTAAATTCACCCGGGCCGATTGGGGTATCGTCACCCTTAACACGCAGACCTTTTGTCTTCATGCCGCCGGGTAAATTACTCAATGTACCAGCGTCAACCAGTTGGCGAATAATGGATGTACCGGCACGGGCATAACCACCAATTAGGTGAATTAATCCCAAGCCATAAGCACCAAATCCGGGTATATAGTTGTATTGAACAAAGTGATTTAGCTTAGCTTTTTGTTTATCTTTTTCGTCCCAGTTACGACGAATAGCTAATACTTCATTAGAGCTTTTATCAATAGTAATTACATAAGGCAAAGCAATTTCATCTTTGTCTTCATAACCCGGCAGATCATAATCAACGTGGATTTCGTAAATTTGATAACGGTCATCGTCGGTCAGGGTATAACCTTGCCCATCAGCTTTTTTCTTTTCTACATCAGAATGGATATTATCTGGTTCACCCAAATCAATATCACGATAAAAGCCTGTAGCCTGAAGTTTACGAATATCATTTTTTGTCTTACGCATAATGTGCGTAACACGTTCTGCTGAATGAATACTGGATGCCCCGTAAGGAATAATAACTTCCTCTGCCGGAATAAACATAGCTGTTTGTCTATGCATTGCCGGGTCATAATAAATTTTCTTAAACGCAGATCCTGCAAGGCCAAGGTTGTAAAGCATCCGCTCATGCTCTGGGCGGTATTCAGTCATTACTTCTACCAGTTGGTAGTTCATATCTGCGCGCACACGTTCAGCGGCTTCTTGGGTTTCAGGGGTATCGTCGCCAATGATCTGTGTCTTAACCGGGCCTTGTGCCGGAAAACTTTCAGTGATGGTTTCCGATTGGAAGCGAATAGCAGCTTCAGTCAGGATAGTGGAGAACACACCGCAAGCGCCAGTCCACGGCTCCGTGCGTTCTTCGTAATTCATTCCCAAAACTTCCAAGCCTTTGACGTACATATCAACCCAGTCTTTGCGGGATTGGATATCGGCTTCCACCATTTCAATTAGATCGCTGGCAATACTTTGCAGTTCGCCCTCGTCCATTTCTTCGGCAAGGTTTTGGTCAAACTCACCTTCGGCGTGGGGGATGATGGAGATTTCCATTCCGCCCAAATTGATATTTACTGCATCGGGATTTTCAATTTCAACCTCAATGCCATCTCCTTCGGGTTGTTCCATTAAAGCTCCCAGACCAAGGGGAGACTGGCTGATTGATTTATCTATGCTCATATTGGTTCCTAGTAATATGCACTGCGGCGGCGGAAACTAATCATTTCATCTTTTTCGTCAGTATCAAGGCGAATGAATCCGCCTTTGCGGAAACGAATCAATGCTTGGGTAGATGAGTCAACCAAGTCATCGTGATCCCCATTTGGGAAAGAAGCCATCTGTTCAACTACTTCCATAGCCCACCTTGTTTCTGGAGCCCACACTTTACCACTGCTGAATAAATCAGTAACGGAATTAAGACGTACAAATTTGTCATTGCCACGGGTAGGTGTGTATTCTGACACCATTATCCCCATTTGTCTAAGCTCAAACACAAGCGGCGCGCCAGCAGCTTTTGCCTCAATAATACAAGCGTCCGGTTGCCACTCTTGGTACATAGCCAATGCTTTAGCTTTTAACTCTGGAAACTCCATACGCCGTTGGAATGCGTCCAACAAAATAATATGGACATTCTGCGGATCGTCGTCCATGTGGAAAACGCCCCAAGTCGTACAAGCCGAAAAGTCGCTGCGTTCGTTTTTGGTAAACGCTGTATCCCAAGACTGAATAACAAACTCACAAGGTGGCGGATCTTCTTTAGTCCAGACTTTCCACCACTCCCTCTTAATTAGTGCGCCTTCGTTTCCTGTAGGAGCTTGCTGATACTGCGCGTACCATTTAGCCGGAGGCAGTTCGTCCCGCAAAGCTTCCAATTCAGGCAGCGACCAAAATTCAGGCCATAGTGGTTTTCCCGACGGCATGATCGCAGGAAACTCCACGACATCCCATTCTTCCCCTTTATCGCGCATAGCCGAATCTTTTAAAACCCGGCCCGTCAAATCCTTCGTTCCCCAGCGCGTCATCACAATAACAATAGCCCCACCCGGCTGAAGACGCTGCCGTGGGCCAGATGTATACCATTCGTACACCTTATCAAACACACCCGGATCCCCAGCCGCCAAAGCCGCCTCTTGCTCTGAATGCGGGTCATCAATGATTAATAAGTCGGCTCCTTTACCAGTAACCGTACCCCCTACACCAATAGCAAAGTATTCCCCGTTCTGATTAGTCGCCCACCTGCCAGCAGCCTTACTGTCCTGCCGCAGAGAAACATTGGGGAAAACCTGTGCATAGGTATCTGATCCAACGAGATTTCTAACCTTACGTCCAAAGCCCACAGCCAAGTCCGCCGTGTTAGAAGACTGAATCACCTTCTTATTAGGATAGCGCCCAAGAAACCAAGACGTAAGTAAATAGGAAGCAAACTCCGATTTCGTATGCCGTGGTGGCATATTAATAATCAGCCTCTTCAAACTCCCATCGGCGATAGCCTCGAATTTTTTTGCCATAACGGCGTGGTGTCTGCCCCCAATAAACCCGGGCCACATCATCTTCACATACTGCATAAACGACTTATGAGCCAGCTCCCGGTTCATCGCCGCTTTGTAATCCATCACATCCGCCATCAGCTTTTCGTATTCAGCCGGATCTAACTTCTCAATCAGCTCCTCAATCTTCATTGGATGTTCCTAAA